GGCCGCCTCCCGACAATGGTTCCGGCCGAATGAAAGAGGCTCGCGTACGGTGCCGGGCGCATCATTGCGGGACCGTTCGCGAACCCGTTTCACCCGGAGACAAGAGGCTTGCTCACACATGGCGTAGAGAGGCTTCAGCTACCTCCGGAGAACTTCCTTCATTCTCCCGAGCGCATCAAAGCCCATCTGCAGCAACAGGTGCAGCATGTCGAGCGGCACCCAATTCTCGCGGATGAGGCCCTCGTGATGGAGGTAGAAGTCCATCACCCGCATGAAGACCGGCTTGCCGGTTGGGGGCATGCCCGCCGTCTTTGGTGGCGTAGCGAAGGACTGCGTCTTGCCCTGGGATATGTGGAAAGCCGCGAAAGTTGGCGATGTTGGCGAACTTCGACCCGCAAGTGGCAATGCGCTTGTCGCAACCGGCGCGGATGATGAATGCGTCCGTCGCCATGACCGGGCGCACCGGTGCTTCCAGCAGGGTCAGGATCGCCACCCCGTCGACGAGGTCGTGCGACAGCACCTCGACCATCCGCCCGACATTCGCACCGGTCAACCATTCCACCAGACCGTAGGCGAACCAGGCCGCCGCGAAGAGGCCGAGGCCGGAGGCCGAGAAGGCACGGTCGCGCAGCACATCGATCACCGCGCCGTTCCCCTTGAAGGCCGGGGCCTCGACGTTCACGCCGCAGCGCGCATCGCCCAGCGCCGCGTCGCAACTTGCCTGGAACGTCCGCCCGACGGTCTGGCCAAGGACATGGGCCAGTGATCGCACCTCGGCCACGAAGGCTAGCCGCCCGCGCCGGATCTGGCCGATGGCCCCGCGGCGTAGAAGCACGCGCTGCGCCGGGGCCGACCAGTTCACCCGCCAGACCTCGACCGCGGCATTGTCCCAGCGGCCGTCGAGGATATCGGTCTCGGTGATCCGGTCGGAGGACAGCACGCCTTGGGCATCCTGCGCATCGACCGACAGGTCGGAGCCAGAGCGAACTTCTGATGCCGTCAGCCCGCTTTCCGGTTCGAATTCCGTCCCGTCGAAGGTGAGGGTTCGGTCGTGGTCGGTGAAGCCGAAGGTCACGCCATCGGCCCGGGTGATCCGCCAGCACCAGGCGAGGGTCGTCGTGCCTTCGTCGAGGTGCGCCTGCAGCGCGGGCGGGAGGGACTTCATGTGCGGATTTCCACGAGGGGGATCGAGGTGATCGAGCCGAGGCGTTCGATGTCGAGGGTTACGTCGAGAGCGTCGGTGTCGAAGCGGACGGGAACGTCGAATTCGAAGCCTGCGGTGATCGCGACGCCTGCAGCGGGGGCAGTGGTGAAGGTGACGAGGCCAGTGGTCGTGGAAACCAACCAGCCGGAAGCTTGGGGCGCGCCGTTCAGCGCAATAGTCACCGTCCCGGCGACGGGCTTGGTGATGGCCCGCGTCCAGGACTGTGCGCCGGAGGTGTAGCGCTTGGTCAGCTGGAACAGGGTAGCCGCCCCGTTTCCGGTGCCGATTGGCTGGTTGGTCGGCCCCGGTGTCTGCGACGGCAGGCAGGACTTGAAGTCGGCCCAGTCCTTGAAGCGGAAGCCGTGGAGGCGGCCGTTTCGCGCCTCGAAGAATGCCACGACCGCCGCCAGATCGTCAGCGCGGCGGATACCGTAGGCAACATCATAGCGGCGGCGCGAGTTGGCCCAGCTGGCGTTGCGCTCCTCGGCCCCGCTCGCCAGTTCGACGATCTGGGTACGCCGTTCCGGGCCGCCGCGTGCCCCGCGGCTGATGTTGTCCGGAAACCGGACCTCGTGAAACGCCATCAGAACTCTCCTCGGTTCGTGCTCTGGTCCCCGCAACCGGTTCCCACTTGCGGGGTCGCACTCACATCCCCCTTCGGCCCAGCGACACGGCGCGGGCAATGTCGCTGGCGACCTGCGTCCGGGACTGGCGGAAGCTCTCGGCGTCGCGCGCGTTGATCGTGACGTTGACAGTCGAGGCACCCGCCGCGCCGTACTCTGCCGCCTCGCGCCGGGACAGGACCCGCTCCCCGCGTTGCAGGATCGCGGGGACCTCGTCCGGGCGCAGACCGGCCCATCCGCCGTTGTGCATGCGCGGCGCACCTGCGTAGGCCAAGGCCGGGACCATTCGGCCGGGGCCAGGGGCGCCAACTGTACCGCCCGCATGCAGGATGTTCGCGAAGATCCCACCCGCCCCTCCCAGTGCGCCGGAGAGGGCGTTCGCAATCGGACCAAAGATGAAGCGGCGGGCGGCGAGCTTCGCCAGATCGGCGATCATCGAGGCGACCAGGTCGCGGAAGTCGAGCTTGCCGGTCTTCACGAAGTCGCCGATGGCGTTCTCGGCGCTCTGGAAGGCCCCGACCAGCGCGCTGCCGATATCCCCGCCGATGTCACGCGCCTTGGCGGCGTAGTCGGCGAGTGCGGCGATGACGGCTTGCCAGCCGGTGAGTGCCCGCTCGGCTCCGGCGGCAGTGTCGCCCCCTGCCTGCCGTCCGGCCGCACCGGCGCGACCTGCCGCCCCGCCGGTATCGTCCATTTCGTCGCCCAGCGCTCCGGCTGCAGCAGCAGCGTCCGTCAGAGCGGTCTCGGCGTCGGTTCCCGTGCCGGTCACCGCATCCTTCAGCGCCTGCCAGCTGGCGAGCGGCCGACCGGCGGCATCGGCGAGCATCCCGGCCGCCTCGCGATAGCCATCGGCCCGGGCGCGTGCGTCGTCGGCCATCGCGCCAAGGCCGAGATCAGGCGGCTCGAGGTAGGTGCGTGCCAGCGCGGCGGAGAAGGCATCTGCGGCGGCGGCACCGGCAGCGGTCGCAGCCCCTTCGAACGGGTTGCCGATGCGGCCCAGTTCCACCGGGTCGAGGATGCCGATCCGCACGCCGCCTTCGCCGGTGGCCCATTCCGGCAGCAGCGCGAGGGCCGCATTCAGGGTCTCGATGAAGCTGTTGATACGGGTGACGACGCCGTTCAGCATCGCCTCGACGCCGGAGATCAGCCCGTTCGCGGCCTGGAAGGCGAAGTCGCCGATGGCTCCGGGCAGGCTGCCCCAGATTGCGACGGCAGCGTCATAGGCGCCCTGGTAGATCGCCGCCGTCCGGTCGCCGAAACTGACGACGCCTGCGATGGTGCCCTCGAGGGCCGACAGCCCGGCCGCCTTCAGCCCTTCCCACCCTGCCGCCATGCGCGCGAGGGCCGCGTCCAGCGACAGGCCGATGCGAGACCAGACCTCCTTGGCCAGATCGCCGAGCAGCCGGAAGGCCTCGCCCACGCCGCCGACCCGGGCGACGAGTTGTGAGAACTGATAGACCAGTTCCCCGGCGCCGACGATCAGCGCCCCGATCCCGGTGCGGATCAGGGCACCGCGCAGGAACACCAAGGCGGTGGCAAGGCCGCGCACCGACAGGGCCGCTGCCGCCATCCCGGCAACCCAGCGCCCGACCATGACGGCGGCGAAGGTCGTGGCGTAGGTGGCCAGCCGCCCGAGATTGTCGAAGAGCGCCGTGATCGCCTGCCCGATGGGGCCGGTCGCGCGCGCCATGTCGGCGAGCCTGGTGGCGATGGTCTCGAGCGCCGGGGCGACGGCCACGGTCAGGCGGTTCACGAGGCCGGTCCAGATCAGGCTGAGCCGCGCGATGGCGTCGCCCGTGCGCTCGATCTGCGCCGCATCCGCCGCGCTGACGGCCACCCCGAAGTCCTGCACATCGCGCGCGGCCTCACGCAAGATGGCAGAGTCGATCCGCAGGAAGGCCAGCGCCGCCCGGTCCCGGAAGAGGTCCGAGGCCACGGCTGCCCGCTCGGTCTCGGACACATAGCGAGCCAGCGCGTCCTGGATGGCCACGATGCGCTGGTCGAGCGGCAGGGCTTGCAGTTCGGCGGCCGTCAGGTTCAGCCGCCGGAGCGCGCCCGCCGCCGCGCCCGAGCCGCCCGCCGCCTCCGACAGCCGCGTGGTGAGCGTCTTCGTCGCCTGCTCGATCTCGCCCATCGAGACGCCCGCAAGCTCCCCGGCCCACGTCAGGGTCTGGATGCTCTCGACCGTGGTGCGCATGGACTGCGCAAGCTTGGCTTGTGCGTCGATATTCG